CTGCCTTAAAATTACCCGAACCATCTCGCAAAACAATGGTGTTGGCAGTATTTAAGGTGGTGGCATTGGATGTAATTGCTAAAGTTCCAGTTGTAGTTATAGGCGAACCCGTTACAGAAATTCCATTTGAACCAGTTGCAGCCACAGAAGAAACCGTTCCTTTTGTGGAAATGGAATCAGATATAAGTTGTTTTAAATTTATAGTCGTAACTGAACTATCTGCGGCACCAATAAATATTTTATCCGGATTTAGATTAGAAGTTGCTTGAGGATCACCTAAATTAATGATTCCGCTTCCGTTTGTGCTATTTCCTTTTATAACCGTTCCCAGTCTTTGTATAATATTATTTTCACCTTTGGGTTTTACTGATGTATAACCGCCTCCAGCTGCTACATATACTTCTGAGCCCGAAGCAAGTCCATTAGTGTTTACTTGTTTAATATGGCCTTTAATTAATCCCAATCCATCAGCTCCAGCCGCAATATCTTCTCCAGCTATAATCACAACCGGCATTTTGTTTGGATCCGAAGCGTCCGCAGGTGCGACCGACCAATAATTTCCTTGAATACCAGCCGCATACAAAGGCGTTCCTTTTGTTATTGTGGATGCTGTTCCGTTATGAATCGTGTCCTCAATCGAAAGCGATTCAATAAAGTATTGATTTAAAACCGGATCAAATTCAATGGTAATTCCAAGACCATCTATAATTGTAGGAATATCTGTTTTGACAGCAATAGTATCCCCGTTAAAAATCATTGCCGTATCTGGAAAGAATCGCATTTTTAACAAATCGGTAAACACCAAATTCGAATCTGAATCTGTTATGACAAAAATGCCGCTGTCTTGGCCTTGGACTAATTGATAAAGTTCAAATCGTGGCCAGTCGTCTGATTGCGCCTTTAATATAAAAGGAATTAATCCTAATATGAATCCTATAATTATACGGTTGATATTACCCATACGATTGTGAATTTTTCGTTTATACGTGGTAAAAAACTAAACTTAATTTTTCCTTCTAAAGGCAATAATTCAGCCACAAAATTAGTTGATATATGTTGCCCATTCCGATAAATCATAATGGAATCTAATTCATCTGGTAACTTACCTTGATTCTTTGTAACAGTTAGTGTATTTGATACACCATCGGTTGTGAATTGTTCTTGAAACATTTTAACTGGTGGCGCATACGAAGGCGTTACAAATTCTTCAACAAACCAAATTAACTCTATGTCATCGCCCTCATCCGGTACAAAAGTCATTGTAAGCGTTCCCGTGCTGGTATTAATTCCGGATATGTAATTGTTATTGATATGTTGTCCGTTTCGAAGTAGCAAAATTGCATCCTTTACCTTTGTTAATTTACCTCCGTTTTTGGTTACGGTGAAATCTGTTTGCGTTCCATCCGCTTTAAAACTTTCTTGGATTATTTTTAAATTATTTGGAAGCGATGTGAACCAGACACAAGCCAAGGTATCATCAGATGCTGGAGTAAAATCTAAAGTAAATTCACTTTCTTCAGGATTATATGCGGTTAGTTTTTTGTAATCAAGGAATATGCCATTTATAAATAAAAACAATTCTTGCGGCCTTAAAGGAATTTGGCCATTGTTTACTGTCAATGCAAAAGTATCATCCGAACCCGAAGGTGTTATAATTTCTTGGAATATACCTTGAGGTAATTCGCCACGGAAAAACCAAATTACGGCAATCCTATCACCCGAATCGGGTGTGAATGTTAATGTTACTTGACCGCTTTGTGAATTAAGCGAGGATATATATTGTGCGCTTAAAGTCAAACCGTTTCTGGTTATGATAATATCGGATGTTGTTTCCGGAAGAATCCCATCATTTTCCGTAACCGTAAACGTAGCCGAAATGCCATCGGCTGTAAATATTTCTTGAAAAATTACGCCTTTGTTTATTTCTTCATCTGTTAAAGCCGGATCGTCGTTATCTACAATAGGAGCGCCACCAGCTGAAGCAGACTGACCAACGGCACCAAATGAAGCAGGTGCTTTAAAGTCCTTTGATAAATAAACCAATGATTTTTCGGTAAATGCCATTAGCTATCAACTTTAATTTTCCACCATGTTCCCGTAACCATGTCCCTATATAAATCATAAGTGCCACCGTGAAAAACCCAATAAGCACCATCGTAATTTATTGCATAGTGCGGTTGCAAAAATGCCGTTTTCGGATCGTTCATCACAAAGGTTGATTGAGCAAATTTCCGAACTGGAAGCAATTGGCCTTTAATTTGTTCGTTGGCTAATAGTTGGCTCACATTTTTAGCCGTTCCAGTATTCCCAACCTTCCAACCAATTTCAGACAATACCCATTCGTTTGAATTGTTTCTGACCTCTAAATGACCAGGTGAATTAAGATTAGGTCCATCTCCAATAATGGTTTGAGTTATTTTTGTTTTATATGCGGCTGTGTTGTTATTGGCCTCAAATCGGATTATATCGTTTTGGTCGTTAAAAAATCCGGTATGGATGTATTGAAGAAATGTATTTGATGCTTCATAAGTTAGTGTATAATAATCCTGAAGAATCGGAATTGAACCGCCTTGAAGATTAGATGGAAGCGGATCTAATCCGTAATCACTATAAATATTATAAAATTCAATTTTAACTGATAAATCCCCGTCAGCTGGAATACGATTAATAATGAATTGAATGTTTTCTATAAACTCACCTTCATTAGTAATTTTTGGCAATCCAAAATAATAATATCCTGGAGTGCTTGACCAACTTGGTTGAGTAAACTCATTTTTATTAAATTGACGATTAAATATATTTGTATAATATGAAGTTCCAACGCCTGGTGTTGTTATTTTAAACTCCATTCTCATTATAACGTAATGATTTTGCCTTAATGATGTCCCAACCACTTGCGTAAATGCGGTTTTATAAATTACGCTAAATTCAAGTTGCAATATTGATTCCAAGTTATTGCTTTGAACATCTTCAGCTATTTTTGCGCTTTCATCGTTATAATTCCATAACGCACCAGCTAAAAGGTTTCGAGTTGCAATGTGTTCGTATTCAACCCGTGTATATTGTAAAGGTGAAAAGAATTCAAAGAAACCATTTGCTAGTCTATAAATATCAGTTGTGTTTATATTACTTTGGTCGTGGTTTATACTATAATTGCGAGTTGCACCGGTAAAACCCGAAAGCAATCCGGCTCTGTATTCATATACAGAATTTGCATTAAGATATTCATTGATTTGGACAATATGATAACCGGTTCCAGATAGAATAATTCTACACCCAAACGCTTTACAAATTTCGGTTAATACATCATAACATGATTTGTATATATAATTTCCTTTTGTATCCCTATGGAAAAACGCTCTGTGCGGAATCCGTGCCTTTGTTAGAACTGTATTGGTTCCGGAATAGGTATATTCGCCACCGTGCCAGTTTACAACCGATGCAAATAAATAATCATTGAATCCAGCATAGGCAAATAGAATCCAACCTAATTTTTTAAAGCAATTATCTATATGAGAAAATATGTTGGCTTTACCTGTATAAGGAACGCCTGAATCGTTGTAATCTACGTTTTTAAGCGTGTTTAATCCATCCTTTGCTTTTAATACAAAGGAATATCCTAAATTTAAATCTATGTCCTCAATCGCAATCAAATCAGTTAAGATATATCCCGCCCACCTATATAGTATAGTAGAATTGTTTTCGTTATAAATTAGGATATAATATTTGTTTTCCCCAGACGTAACCAAATCCTCAACAAAGGCGTTTAAATCGGAATTATTTATGTGCATTTCCACACTTGCCTCCGAACCAATTACGGGAACAAATCTATCATCCTCATCACCACCGGCATCGTATTTAACAGAAACCCCTAAAACATCAAAATCATATACAGTAGCACCAAAATAAGTCGTGTCGTGAATTTCCACTTTATAGCTTAATGCTTTTTCCGAATAAAATACGCCACGATACTTAACTGCCATTTATTTATATTTTATCGTCCCCTTTCCCTTTGCGCTCGTTCTACAACTAATAACAAATCGGATCCGGCTAATCTCGTAGATGCTACAAAATCGCCACCTCCCATAACTCCGTCTAACATTGATTTGAGTTTGTCTAAAGGTGCGACTACTTCCGGATTGGACATGGATGTTCCTCGGCCTTCGCCAACCCATGATAAAGTTGGGCCGGTTACGAGTCCGCCATTAGCTAAACCTAAAAACTTTAAAATATTGCCTCCAAAACTTCCAGCACCCGTTTTAATTCCAATTTTTCCAAGAAATCCACCAACCGCAGAACCACCCGGAATTAAAGCCATTATACCGGCAAAAATTGCTGCTTGTGCAACTGCTTTAACAAGTTGAATAATCATTTTTTTAATTGAATCTGTAACCGCTTTAAATACATTTGTTCCTTGTTCTATTGCGGTAAACATTGCATCAATAATTGGAGTTATTGCACCTTTTATAAAATTATAAGCGTTTTGAATTCTTTCTGTTTGTTCAGCTAATTTTTTATCATATTCAGCATCACTTCGCTCTTTAGTTACAGCAAGTGATTCTTTCATTGATTCAACTATTTCTTTATTAGCATCTTTTATGGATGTTATTTGTGTTGATGCTAATTCTAAAGATTGATTATCTAAAAGTTTAATCGGATTTAAAGCCGCACTTCTAATTCCATCTAATTGTATTTTTAAAGATTCAAATTTTGCTCTAATTAAATCAATATCCTTTTTAGGTGCATCCCCCATTAAAGCGTTTTGCAATGCTTCTTGAGCTTCTCCAGTTTTATCTTTAATGACTTGCATTGTATTACCGCCAAATTCTTTAGCTACATTATCAATGCCTTTTAAAGTTTTTAATAATCTTTCATAGTTTTCGTTTACTTCAGGCGGAGGTGGTGGAATTAAAGGTTTTTCTGTTTTTGCAGGTGCCGTGTATTGTGGCAAATTATTTGTTGGACCAACGCTTAAACCTTTTGCAAATCCTTCCATTTGCATTAAGGTTTGTTGATTTACATTTGTTGATAAAAACCCTTCTTTTATGCCATTACCTAAACTTTCTCCAAAGGTTTTACCATCAATAAAGGCCTTTCTAAATTGTCCGGTTCCAATCATATCTAACAAACCGGCACCAATCTTTTTAAAATCTAATTCTGCAATTCCATTAATAATTCCAGTTATACCTTCAATTATTGTAGCCAAAGAATCCCCTATAAATCCAAATACCTTATTAACCGCATTAAATACAGGTAATTTCTCATTTATCTTTTGACCAACTTCAAATATAGATTTACCTAAATTTCCAAAAGCACTAAACAAAGGTCCGATTGCGTTTCGTAACCTTTCAGAGTTCTGAAGCATTTTTATAAACAATGCAATAAAAATACCAACTGGTCCAGCCATGGCACCTAATCTAACAGATAGTGTACGAAGTACACCAGATACAACCGAAATAACTTTTGGTATTGCTGCGGCCGCACTCGCTAATTTACCAAATAAAAATATAGCCGGTCCGAGTGCGGCAGCGATTCCAGCCGTAACAATTATTAATTTCTGCGTTTCAGCTGGTAATGACTGAAATTTTTTAACCAATTTATCAATCGTAGCCGCTATTTTTTCAAATACTTGTTCAAGTTTTAAAGATTCATTTATTGACCTACCAAATTCGGCTAAAGATGCCTTAATTGAATCTTTTAAATTTTCATAAGAATTACCAAGACCTCCAACTGATTTTTGCGTTTCAGGTAAGTTTTTTAACGCTTCAACTATTCTGCGATTAAATTCTTGCGCACTAACTTCAGTTTGCCTAATTTGTTCAATATTTCTTGTGCCAAAAGCCGCTTCGATTGCCTTTCCAACTAATGGAACATTTTCTTGAATTATACTAAAATCTTCCTGTAAAATTCTATTTTTAGAAATCATTTGTGTCAACTGATATTGAACTGATTCCAAATTTTGGGCAGTTCCACCAGTCGCAGCAATAGCCGCACCAAAAGCAGTCAAAGTATTACGTGCCTCATCTGCACTTAAACCAACTGACTGTAAACGTAAAGAACCTTTAACAGCTTCTTCAAATCCAAGACCGGGCATTTTAGCAGCTTCACGAAGCAATTCTATTTCTTTGGCCGCAGCTTCAGATGAACCCATAACCGCAGCCAAACCTTTTTCAAGTCGCTCTAATTCAATAAATGCCGCAACTGAAGCCGTACCCGCACCTAATATTGGCAATGTCAGATTTGTAGTCAAAGTTTGTCCAAGTCGTTGCGCATTTTGAGCGAATCGCTCCATTTTCTTCTGCGCATTCATCAACCCCTTCTCAAACTCATTCAGCTTAATGCCTAATACTACATTTAACTCACGATTTGCCATTGGTATTTATTTTAAGCTATTCCCGATTGCTTTCTCATAAATTCGTCCATTCTTCGCCTCCACTCTAATTGTTCTTTGCTTAATTCGCGTTTAATTGGTTTCGTATCATTTTCCCACTCAAATCGAATTAAATCGGTTAATTTTAAAGATTTGCCTTTTCCTAAATGCGGCTGAAGCATTATTGCACCAAGCCACCGAGTTTGCTCCCAACTTGTTCGGGTTTCCATTTCTTTAGCTTTGGTATAGCCATTAATAGCATCCATAACCGAAACAAAATCTGCGTTTAAAAAATCTTCATTACTCATTCCAACTTGACCTATTGCCATTTCCCGAATTTGATTCCAACTTAATTTTATTTCTTTGTCGGTTTCGCCTTGCTTTTTTTTTCATCAGATACGGGCATGGTTTTGTTTAACAAATCCATTATTCTCATAAGCGCATCCGTATCCTCATCAAGATAGTCGCACAAATCATCAAAGGTCATAGTAAAATCCTTTTTGTCTTTTCTATGACCATCCCTTAAACCTTCGTATATTAAAACCAAACTGTTTTTGTAATTAAGCGGAGTTGTGCCAAGGTTTAAAATTGAAATACCGGTTTCTTCTTCAAAACGGATTAAAGCCGCATTTCCAAAAGATACCGGTACTTCTTTTCCTGCTAATTGCGTGTATCTTACCATTTTAATTTAGTTTTTAGTTTGTACCTCTGTAAACCGCTCCCGATACTGTAAAGGTGGCAGAATAACTTACGTTATCCTCAACTGGTGAAGAAACCTCAAACGATGTGCAATAAGCAGAAAACGAATAAAAATTATATCCGCTTGTTGTAGTTTTCAAACTCAAAGCTAAAACAGTTCCATTATTAAGCGCATCAAATAAAACATCTGGCTGAACATTTGTAGTCGTTTCCGAATAAAGTGCCTCAACTGTTAAAGTTGCGGATTTAGAACCGGGTTTGTTTGAAACCCAACCCGAATTTGGTGAATCCTTTGTAAGTACGCTTCGCATCTCACGAGATACGGATAAGGTTGCACTTGTGGCCTCACCGATTGCGGTCGCTCCGTTGTAAACCCGGAGGTCGGTGCCATTGATTATTTCATTAACTGACATTTTCGTTTATTTATAGGTTAAAAATTAAATTTCTTTTTCTTGGGTGTATATTGATCTAAATTAGCATCTTGAATTTCTTCAACTTGCATTTCTTTTGGCTTTTCTGTTTTAATTATTTCAACGGGTTGGATTATGTCTGCAATGCCTTCGGATTGCAACTTTAAAGCCATCCATTCCATTAAATCACAAAACTGACCGGGTTTAATTACTTTGTTTGTGTCTGGGTTAAGCCATTCTTTTTTAAATATTACTTTCATTATCTTTCACGTTTTAAGCGCATCATAAAATCAATACTTTGCCAATACACCCCCAAGGTTGGTTCAAATTCACCATCACTTTGACCATCATAAGTTATTCTCTGGACGTTTTGAGAGTTAATTGTATTTGAATATCCATCCAAAGCGGCACGTACCGCATTAGCTATCTGCATTGTCGTATCGTAATTAATAGAATAGCAATCGACACTAAACCTAATCACATCTAAAGGCGATTTAATATCCTTTGTGATTGTTGGTTCGACAGCTGTTATAGTATATGCCAAAAACGGAAGCGCAACATCTTGAGGAACGTTATTAGGATAAATTCGGGTTGAAACCAAAGTTGTAACCGCAGCCGTTGTCGAAAGGATTCCATATATCGCCTTGCCTGGTTCGTTGTTGGTTGGCATTACTTAATTAATTCAGTTGTTTTAGTGGCTTTATTTAATTGCTTACCTATATTAGTAGCCACATCATTATAAACCCTTCCTTGAGTTTGAAACAATGCAGCTTGTGTAATTTTCTTTCCAAAGTTTTCAGCTGATCCAAAAATTATTTGAGCATACCAGCCATTAGTTTTTTTATCACTTGGCCTAACTAAATTCTTATACTTATTAACCCAAGGTCCAATAATAGATACTGGAGCTTTAATTTTTTTAACATCATTAAGGACATGAATGGATAATTTTAAGTTTCCGTGTCCATATTTGCCATTAATTATACCTTTGCCTTTTCCTTTTCTTTTTTGCCCTTTTCTGCTTTCGTAGGTATATTCCACATCCGCACGAAGTTTAACGGGTGAGTTTTCCCTTCTTAATTTTTTATCTCTTTTTCGTGGTGTTTCCTTTGGTGTTAAATCCCTTGCTTTATTCTTTACTATTAATCCGGCTTGATCTAAAATTTCCTTTCTCATTTTTACATTTGACATAGATTTGATTAATTTATTTAAATCCTTTTCAAATGCAGTCAATCCGGCTTGTTCAACATAAATAGCATTTGCAGATGATGCAGCACCCGTAGTTCTTGACGAACTCGGTCGCATACCCATTCCTAACATTCTCTTAAAAACTCCCATTGCTATTTATTATTTTCTGCCCTAATCATCATAAACTGCCGTTCAGGTTCGTACTGAATCGCCAAAATATCATAAATCTTAGAATCGTAACTAATTCTCATTTTTTCAGTTATATCCGTGCGATGCCTTACTGTAAAGTCCATCGTCGCCTTAATAGTTTGCCTTTCGATTAGTTGTCTTTCCGTATTCTCGCTCGAGCTTGTTGTTCTTTCTGCCGCTGCCCATACAGTAGCAAAAGTCGCCCATGTTTCCGTAACAGCACCCGAAGTTGAGCGCGTTTCCGTTACCGTTTGAATTACTATTTGTTGATTCATTCGGCCTAATACCTCGTTCTTTTTCCATAACCTATTCGTTTGCATTAGATAAATAAATTATAATTAACCCGATCTAAAATCGCTCTCGAAGCCGTGTATTTTTCATGTACGTACTCTGACCTATTATGGTACATATCCGATAAAATTAATCTCACAGCCATTTTTATATTGGATGGGATTGATGCCGTTGTGGAACCATAACCGACTACATATCGAACTGTCAATGAATTTATTTCCTGAAGCAAATCCGGAAACACCTCTCCATAAGCCGGAGTGATACGTGCCATTTTTCGGTACAAATCTACTTTATATTTGGATGTGTCCCAAGTTTGGGTTTGTTCATTGGTGTCGGTATAGTTAATATACGAAACCGATTGAACGGGAGAATAAGTTAAAAACAAAGTCGGCCAACGATCCTCAATCTTTACAATCGGAACTTTATCAAACACTTCCTCAACTGTTTGTGTGCAAATCTTTTGACCAAGATACGCCTCAACGTGTTCGGTTGCGCCTTTAATTAAATCAGTTATTAAATCATCATCGGTGGATACGTCTATTTTAAGAAAGTTTTTACTTTCACTCAATGTCAAAGGAGTAATTGTCGGCCCTGTAATAACTTTGACGTATCCCATTAATTTTATTTTTTACCAGTTCGTTTCTTTGCTGTTTCTATTACCGTTTCCGCTTGATAGCTTGTTTTTTCTTCTACTTTTTTAGTTGCATTTTCTAAAATCACCGCATAACCTTCTTCAACTAATTTTTTAGCGATTTCAGGTTTAACAAATCCGGTATGACCTGCGTTATAGGCCATACCGAATCGTCCAGTCGGAGATTTCGTAAATTTAACCTTTACGAATCCATCCATGTTAATATGCTTTCTTTAATACAGTTTGTAATGTATATTTACTCGATTGGGTTCCAGTTCCGGTTATAATTACCCTTTGGTTTAAACCATAATTATCCCCAAATAGCTGTTTAACACCTAAATCAGATGTTATTGAATCGCTTTCAATCTCATACCAAATTGAAGAATTAATTGCGTTTCTTTCTTGAACCTTTACGTATAAAACAATGGTTCCAGAAATTTGATCGCCTTCAACAACATAGTTATATTTCCAAAAGGAAAACAAATTGGGAGAAAGTGTAATTGTGTCCGCTTCTGCGTCTGTTATGGTGTCAGAAACGACCTCTCTATAAATATCCGTTCCCGCATCAAACTCGGATGGTTTTGCAGATGTGAGAAAGATTGCCGCAGTCAAAAGACCTGCGGACAATCCAATCATTATTTTATTAATTTTACTCATGATTGAGAATTATTTTTAAGTTAATTAAATTCCAGAAGTTACGTCAACATCCTTAATAGCAGCGAATGAAGCAGCGTGTTTAACTGCAATATCCCACCAGCTGTTAATAACCAAGGTAACTAAAGCGTTTTTAGCTGAACTGTATGGATCTACGACGAGGTCTATACCTGCCCATTGTGCCACGATTAACTCACTCCAATTTCCAAATAGTACAGCGTGTAAATTAGATCCGCTTCCTTTAGTTAAGTTAGATGGAACTAATGTTGAAACTCTCGCTCTGTATCCGTTCAACATTCCTTCACCGGGTACAGTAGAATCCATGTAAACAAATTGAGCAGTACCAGTCGCTTTTTCAGCCGTTTTCAAAAATCCTCTAACTCCTGGAGTTGTCAAATAAGCCAAGTTTCCGAAGTCAGCTTTAGCCGCTGCAACTTCAGTTTCCAAATCAACGATTGATTTAAAACTAATTGCACCACCATCAGTTCCAAGTGCAACTGAACCAATTCCAGAAGTGTTCAAAATACCGGTTGGCTGGTTAGATTGACCAGATCCATTGATTGCAGCCGTGTCAAGTGCATTCGCAATCGCAACTGACAATGAATTTCTAACGAAATTTTCAACGTCAACAGTGGATTGAACTAATAACTGTTTGCTAATGTCCGTGAATGCACCCAATCGATTGGGGGAAAGTTGTATCCTGTCGAAGGTGGGGGTGCTTTCGTCATTGGCTGTTGATTCTCCTTCCCAAACAGCAGTTGAATCCGCATCGTTTCTTGGGAAGTCAATGTTTGAGCTTAATCCTGTAAAAAATGTAGCTCCAAGTGCCTCTGTTACAAGTCTTGGGTTCAAAAACGGAATTAATTCGCCAACTTCTGTTTGAACCGTAAATCCCCCTTCAGTTGTGGTAGTTACGTTTAAATCCCTTTTCTCTTTTCCAGCACCTCTTATAAATGCCTTTGGAATAGTAAGGTTTCCAGTTGCATTTAATCCGGCTTGTCTGGCTTCTCTGGTTCCTTCTTGGTGTACTTCAGCAGCTAATCCTTCCAATCTACCTCTTGTCAAAAGTTGGTTAATAGCACCATCTTGACCGATTAATCTAAATTCTTTAGCAGCTTTAACTTCTTCGGAATCCTTTGTTACAACTCTTCTTACATCCTCATTGCTTCTTTTTTTAGCCGCATCGTTGGCCATTCTTAATTCTTCTGCCTCAATCATTTCTTCTCTTTGGATAGATGCAGCCAAATCTTCAGCTTTTTTGTTTAATTCATTCCATTTGGTTGTTTGCTCTTCAGTAAAGCTATCTGAACCAGCGGAACGATGAAGAGCAGTCATCTGCTCAACAACTTCTGCGCGTTTTTGGCGCAATTCGTCGCTTCTTTTCATTTTACTAATGTTTATTTTATTAATGATAATAATGTCAATTCCCGTTCCCTTGCAATCGCATCGGTTTTAGGAGTTGGATTTTCTTTATTTTTAAGTTTGTCTATTGATCTGGCCATTACGCTTGTTTGTTGGTAAGCCGGATATGTAACCGGTGCCACATCAAATAATCTATCAATTTTCTTTATAGTTCTAAACATTCTGCCTTCGGTCATCATCCAATCATCTTCTTCAACTGTAAACGCAAATGAACTTTGGTCTATATCACCCCTTTTTATAAGCTCATACATCTCTTTTCCGCGCTCGGTTTCAGGCAAATCAACTTCGTAATAAAGACCAATTTCAGTAAGTTTTAGTCGAAGCGTTCCGGATTTCGTACGTCCAAGAATTTGGTTTGAATCGTGATTAAATAACGCCCGAACATCGTCCATATCCGTATATGCAAACGCTTCTCTATCAATTACCTCTGTAAAACCACCTAAATCGTCGCTCATTTGTTCGTACATAGCAGCGTACCCGGAAATTGTTCGTTTCTCGTCATTCATCGCCCTTAATTCCAATTTGCCGCTTCTTATTTCCTTTTCCATATTATTCAATTATTGGAGTTTGTTCAGTTGAATTTGAAGCTAATGGTTGTCCGTACACATCGCCACCTTCATAGGCGTTTAATCCTTCTTTTTGTCTAATTTCATTAGGGTTTAATGCCCTTATATTGTATAAAGTTTGATAATATTTAGCTCTGGAATCCGTGTCGCCTTGGAGAAGTCCATCTAAATCAAATTTAACAAAGGTCTTTCCCCATTGCGATTGTGGAAACAATTTGGAATTAAACTCGGATTCAATACGTTTACACCAGCTTCTTAATGTGTATTGCACAAAAATCCTATTGAGTAGCTCTGTATTGTTAAAAGTTTCTGTTTTAGCCAAAAGAAATGTGGGAACGCCTGTAATGTTGGCAATATCTTCCACAGTTAAACGCCTTGCCTCTATGTCGTTTCCATCAACTGCTTTTCCGGTTGCTTTGTATTTAACCCCATTGGATAAAAGCGCAGTTTTCCCCGAATTATCTGGTCCGCCATATTGCCTATTCCAACTTTCTTGAATTAAATCCCTTTGTTCTTTGTTTAATGGCTGATCAGTTTCTAATACACCTGAAATTTGCGCACCATTTCCGTAGAAATTTGCACCATGTTGAATTTCCGCTATACCTCTGCCAAGTGTGTCCTGATGAAATTTTTGTAAACTGTTTCCGACAATGGTATCGGTCGAATACATCCTTAAATGAATCATATCCGCAGCCGGAATAGTTTGTGCCATTTCGCCAACCGTGTAAAAATATTGGCCGTTTAATTCAAATTGGTCCCATTCTTCTGTGATTAGATGCAGTCTATTTACTTGACCAGCACCGTTTCGCATTATGTGAATCAAAGCGTTCCCACCTTTGTAGTTTGGGCCGCCTGTGAATAATTGCCGCACCAAAGTTTCAAAGAATGTAAATTTATCTGCGTTAATATCTGGCCTATAATTAATTAAAGGCCAAAGCGGATGCGATTCGTTTTCGGTAACGTTACCGGCTTGATCCTTTGTATATACAGAAAATGGTAAAGATGCGATTTGCTCGGATAGGATTGTAACGGCACGGAAATAAGCCGGAATAGCTTGTGCAGTTTTCCAGTTAACAGTAACTTTAGCGCGAGATGCACTAAACAAAATCGTTTGCCAAGTACTCCAATCTTTAGCCGGGCCGATTTTGGAATAAATCGCGGCTCTGACTTCCTTAATTGGTTTTAATACACGTTGAATTAAATTCATATACAAATTTTCAATTATTTTTTTCTAATACTGAAAAAAAATTTTAACAAAGTTTGTTTTTGTTAAATTAAGTTGTATATTGTGCAAGTAATTAATAACAATCAAAATCAAATACAAATGAGAACTGTAAAAACAAACATTTGGAATTTAAAAGTAGGTGATAAAATTACTTTTACTAATTACGCTGGAAGCAAAAGAGAAAGCATAGTTACAAGAGTTGAAGAAAATAGTTGGTATTCTCCAAACAGGCAAAGTTGGAATACTTTAGCAGATTATGAGAAAAGTTTTCATGACTTTAAAATAATCAGAAATGAAAACTAAAACATTTACAACCTTAAAGGGTGCAAGTAGATGGGCTAATAAAATTTTAAACTAATTAAATTTTAAACTATGCGACTAGAAATTCCTAATGAAATTAAACACACATTTAAAAATCAAGAGTTTACTATTCGGCTAACTTATTGGGAGGATTGTAAAGATTATAGAAATGTAACAAAAAATCAATATGTGATTGATGTGTTTACTTTAATTAATGGGAAAACATTTTGGAGTGAATTTGAAGCCAATCCAAAAGTGTTTCCAAAAGTTCCTGACTTTTATGATATTTTATGTGAACAAACATTAATGAAATATTCATTTACCTCTAAATCTTAAAACTATGCCATTCACAATCTATGCCGAAATTAAAGGCGACCTAATTCTCGACGTTTATCAACATCACAGAGAAGCGTATATGGAATACAATCGCCTTGCAGCCAAATTAACTAAAGCAGCCATAAAAAGATGGAAATCCAATCCGGATTTGATTCCGCAAATAACCGAAAGCAGTCCGGATGGGTTTGATAAAGCATTTGAATGTAGCTGCGGATACGTTTTTGTAGAAAAAATTCCTGAAGAATTAGAAATAAATCAATATATTTGATTGTAAGTAGTTTTTTTCATGCGATTTTATGGTTTTAAACCCGAGTTATGCTCGGGTTTTTTTATTTCTTTTATTAAAGCATTATGTTCTTTTAACCAATCTATTTGGTATGCTTTAAATCCTGTATTATCTATATTATCATAATATTTGCCATTTTCTTCTATTTTATTACGGATTTTATCAATATCAACTATAATCCAATCAATTATTTTTGTTTCTGTAATATCCATCCATCCATAAAAATAAACTTGACCACATCCTTGAATTAATTTATCGTATTCACATTTATATCCATTTTTACTTTTTGTTCTAATAGTAAAATCACGAAATTTTAAATATTTATTTCGTCTTATTCTTACAGAAAGATTTACGTTTCCGTTAAATTTCATGTCATAGCTTAAATTGCAATCTTCGAAATCGCTTGATTGAACAATTTCCCATGTAATAAAAGGAAGTAAAATATTATGATTTCTTAATATTTTAAAAATATCATTTTTAAATTTTACTTCAAACTGCCTGATTTCCCCATGTATCAAATCCATCTATTTTTCTTCTATTAAAAATATCAATTCGTTTACCAACTGTTACTCGCTTAATCATTGAATAAAATTCATCAGGTTTAGCAGAATGAATTGTTCTATTTGCATTAAAGCAAGTCATAAAACTTTTAAGGTCTGCAAATTTTGGTGTTCCTATTCTTGCATATAGAATAAATTCACAATTATATTGCGGCAAACCAAAAGGTTGAAAACCACCGTTTTTATGCCAAACAAAAGTGCATACATATTTTGCATTCCAATTTTTTAAAATTTCAAATCCTTGTGGAAGATATTTGTGTGTTATCCATAAGAATAAATGACAATTTTCAGATGATGGTAATTGAAATTGTTTTATTTCATCAATACTCATTGTTGGATAATCAAAACCAACCTGTAATGGCGCAACTTCTCTTTCAATTTTTTCCATTTGCCAAGGTGGATCAATTACGATTACATCATAAGTATCAACTGTTTCAAGAACTTCACGTTCTTTTAATTTTTTAAAAATAGCAGATTGTTTTTCTTTAATTTCTTCTCTTTTTACTTCAGTAAGCGTTTTTTCACCTCTTTTTACTTGTTCAAATACTTGAGGTTTTTCATTTTTTAATTTAGTAGCTTCATTTATATAGGTTCGATTT